AATTCTAATTCTTTGGTAATAGATGATTCAAAATCAAGTAATCCATCTGCTATACCACTAATGGTACTCATATTAGTACCTAACTTAGCAGCATAACCAGCAGCTTGTAATATATTTTTACCACCATCTTTTCCAAATAGTGCAAACTCTTCAGTTGAACCAGCAACATCACCCATTAATTGAGAAACTGGTATGTTATTCATTCTAGCGAATTCTCTACTACCAGCTGCGAGATTACCAGCAGTTTCTAATGAACCACCATTTAACCTAGCTAAAGAACCACTTAATGTTGCTGCTTCGGCACCACTAATACCTAAATTATTAGCCATTAAGTTAGTTTGAAGTTGTGCTCCAAATGTAGCATCTTCCAATCCACCCATTTCGGCAGATAATGATTTTAGAGTTTCTGCAGAATCACCAAATGCAAAACTTAATACAGTTGCACTACCAGCTGCTCCACTTAAACCTTCACCAACTTGCCCTAATTCTTTATTTACTTCGGATAGTTTACCAAAAAACTTTCCACCACCTATTAATAGCAATCCAGTTATACCTTCTGCACTTTTTAGATTAGTAACAAATGTTTCAGCAGTTTCTGTTATGGCTTGCATTGAAGATTTTAATGCTTCTTGTGCTGCTTTTTGTTTTTCAAGAGCTTCTTGTTCCTCCTCAGATATATTTGATAACGTATCTGCTATTGAGTTTTGTTCTTTTAGATTTTTTATTAAACTTTTACTTCTACCATCAAGAGATTTCATTATATCATCTCTTTTAGATGTTAATGCTAATCTTTGATATTCATCATCCTTTGTTAAGCTTGCGATATCACGATTCAAAGACATAACATCCATTGATTTTTGGAAGTTTTTATCTTGAGTTGATGATGTTATATCTAAAGTTTTTTTCTGAGAAGTACTTAGGTTATCATATATAGTTGAAATAGATTTTATCGAAGATTCTTCTGAAGCTAATGCTTCGTTTCTTGTATCATTTACCTTTTTAAGTTCTTTAGCAGTAGCTACTAATTCTTTTTTTAGGTCAGATTGTTGTTTTACTTGTTCTTTGGTAATGGCACTACCAGCAGCTTCAATCTTATTTATTTCAGATTGAAGAGATTTTATCTCTTTTAATAAATCAGCTCTACTTTGTGCCATTTAGTAGTTTATTTTGAATATTTCTTTATAAGGTCATCTAATTCTGCTTTTTCTTTTCTAATTTTTTCCATTTTATCTGTAAAAGATTTTGGTAAGCCTCTATCAGATGCTTTTTTAATTATTCTATTAGCAGTACCTTTTTGCAATCCATCGAAAAAGTCTCCTATGAATCGAGAAACCATATTTAGTTCATTTATTTCTTTTTTTGACATGATTAGTTTCTTTATAGTTTTATACTACTATAAATATTGGATAAAAAAAAAGTAAGGATTATTTCCTAACCCTTACTTTTGATTTACGTTCTGCTTTTTTGTATTCGTCTGCTTCTTTCTTTTTGAGGTCTAATAACTTATTGAAGTAGAACTTTCTCCATTGTATTGGCATGAAGTAAACATCTCTCCAAGTAAATCCATTACCAAAGTTAACCAGCTCCCAAATTTGATTATGTAATTTAATCGAGTAATCACTCGGAAGGGTAAAAAAACCCGGCCCCAAAGGGGATATCGAGAGCCTCCTCTTCTCCCGTCAACTCTGATACAAAGTTGAATTTTAAATCCATATCTGGACTGATTTCTCTTACATATTTTCTGAATGCTTTGGTATCAAATGCTAAGAATGAGTTTGATACCCACTTAGTAATGAATCCCCTATCTTCATTACCATCTACCGATTGAATCATATATTTCAAACGAGTTGTTACATCAAATGTAGTATCTCCCTTTCCTTTATATAATCTAGCTAATGCTTGGTTTTCTTTTGTGATTTCACTTTCATCACCATGTGTTAGAAGTTTGAATTCCAACTCTGCCCCACTTTTTGGTAATTTAAATTTATAAAGATTTTCACCATTTAATAATGATTCATTAAAATCTTTTGTTTTTACCTTAGATAAATCAATACTTACCTCTTGCTCTTCTAATGTAGATGGGTCAGTTATTTCTACTTTATATTCTGAACCATATCCCAATACTCTAGTTGCTAACAGGATTGCGTTTTTATCACCAATAAAGATATCATTGATATCTACATTTGGTTCTACTACTACTGATTCGAATAACTTATCTAATACTACACCTTTTTTGATTAGAGATTGAGATGCAAGAATATCTTCTTCTCTTGCTGTCATATATTTAATCTCAATATTACCCTTTCTTAATGGGTGTCCTTCTGGATAAACTAATCCTTTTGATGGTAAATCTACTACCTCAGTTGGGAAATCAAATTTATTTTCGTTCATAATTAACCTTTATTTGTTTGTATATATAAGTATATCAAAATAAAAAAGTTATAAAACGAAAAAAGGTTCTCACTAAGAGAACCTTCTTCAAATATATAGATAGTAGTGGATAATATCTTAAAATTCTAATATTGCGTAATCGTATGAAAGAGTTAATTCGATATCAGCTGGGTCATTAGATGTAAAATCTAAATCATTAAAGTTAGCTGCCTGAATAAATGCACCTTTTAACTTCCATTGTTCAATCTTATCACCAACAGGTCCTAGCATATAGAAATCGATATCTTTTTTGTAGAAATCTGCGTATCCTTTTCTACCAGTTAAAGATTCGTATCCTAATCTTACCCATTCCATCACTTGTTGTGCTCCACTTGGAACGATTGGGTCATATAATGTAATTGTGATATCCTGCCATTCACCTTTACCTTGTAGTTTTCTATAAGTGTTGATGTGGTCTAACTTTACAGTTTCGAAATTGATAGATGGTCTAGCTGCAGTTTTTATCAAGTAAGATTGAATTCCATCAATCTCCATGATATACCTGTTCTTCATCTTCGGTTCGAAGTTGGTGAACATCATTTCGTTAAATTCTAATACTTCTGCCATTTTTTTATTTTCCTCTTTATACTAATAAATATTAGTTGTTCAAATTTTTATATTATGCTGAGAATGATGCTCCAGTTGGTAAGATGTTGAAATCAATTACAATGAATTCAGCGGTCTTAGCAGGTTGTAGGAAAATCTGTCCAGCCAATATGTTTCTATCAACAACATCAGGTGTGTTGTTAGTCTCATCCATAACTACTTTAAATGCGTACAATCCTTGTCTTTGTTGGATACCTTCTAAGTAAGGTTGTACAGTGTTGATGAATCTACCTCTAGTCGATGCCGTATTTTGTTCGAATACTAAGAATCGAGATGTAGATGCCACAAATTTCTTAACGTTGATTAACAATCTTCTTACATTGATTCTATCTAATGCTGATGCTTTATCTTGCAACGTTTTTTGTCCAAATGCTACAATACCTTGTCCAGGGAAAGTTGCGATTGGATTTACTTTGTTTTCATATAAAGTATCTCTTTCAGAGTGTGTTAATCTATTCAATACTGAAACTGCTCCAATAATACCTCCTCTATTTAAACCAGCAGGTGCGAACCATTCAGCTGCAATAGCATCATTCGCTGCGTACACAGCAGGTAATAGTACTGAAGGTGGTACTGAGATTAGTTTGTTAGTATTTGTATCTACTGTCTTAACCCAAGGATAATAAGAACCTACATAGTTCGAATCAATTGAGTTAGCTTGAGTAGTAACTTGTGCGATTGTATCGTTTACTGAAGTTAAATCAGTAATATAGAATGCATCTTGTCTAGCTTCTACCATATCAATCACATCAGTAACAACTGCTGGGTGTAATCTTCTTATAATACCCGGTGTTGCTACCATATTAATATCATATTCATCAGCGTTTGAAATTGCGTTAACAGCTTTAGCGTATGCAACTGAACCACTAGCAGTAGAATCAGTTAAAGCTAAACCTTGCGAATTTCCAGCTGAAATGTTTGAACCTAAAGCGATTTCTCTATTCGGGCTCATTCCATCAAATCCTCCTTGGAATCCTAATGAGAATTGTCTCTTAATCATATCAGCGGTTGCTGAACCAGTCATTTCTAATGATAATCCAACTCCACTTACATTTCCATCAAATCCAAAAGCTAAGTTAGAACCAACTCCTACACTTTCAGGTAGAGGTTTCATATAGTTAGCGTTATCATCTTTTATACCAATTGATTCAAAATCAAATCCAGCATAATATTGTGGGTTACCACTTGTGTTAGCGATTGAACCAGTTTGATAAACAGCTACTGGAACAATAGTTTCATCAGTTGCTTTAATTGGATTAGAGTATGCTCCATGTCCAAATGGTGCAGCAGATACAGGGTAAGAACCTTGCTCTCCTACTTTTACTCTAATATACTTAGAGTTGTTTATCCAATCACCATTTTCAGTAATTTTACCATTTGAATCAATAGTATTCCATCTATCACCAATTACTCTTGCAATATAGTTTGGAGATGATGGGTCTAAGTTTACATTACTAAATGTTTCTAATACTACTTTTCTTTTATCAGTATCATTATAAGAACGAACAGTTACACTAAATACTGAGTAATCAGTTCCTCCATCTTCACCTGCTGCCTTAACACCAGATATAGAAATCTTAAATCTTTTGTTTTCACCATTACCATGTCCTAAAGTATAGAACTTAAATAGGTCATATCTTTCACCGGAGATTAGTTGTGATTTTACATATGGTGTTGCTGCCGTACTAGCATCGTAAGTAAAGTTCTGAGTTGGTAGTGCAACTGCTTCTACTACATTTTTATCTTCGATTCCATCAAATGCATTCTTAAAGTAAGTATAAGTGTATGCATCTTTAGAACCTCTTGCATTAGAACCAAATACATCAGTTACATCATTGTTATCAGTTGATAATAAAGAAGAAGATACTTCTCCAATACCACTACCACTAACAACAAATGAACCTGTTGCATTTCCATCAGATATGGTAAATCCACTAAATCCAACTTCTTCATCACCATTATGAGTAGAGTGAAGAGTTGAAATTAATTTCAATCCAGCTGAACCAGTTACTGCAATACCAATAGGGTTTGCTTGGTTATAACCACCTACTCCTGCTACTCTTACAATAGTTGCCGTACCTGCTTCTCTAAGATAGTTTTGTACTGCATATTCTGTGTAATAAGTACCATCAGGAGTACCAAATTTATCCTCAAACTCACTCTGAGTTCTAACGATTGTGGGAACAAACGCTGGCCCTTGTTTGAAAGGTCCAATAAACGCTGCTCCTATTTCTCCAACCCCTTGTGCTAGGAATGATAAATCATTCTCTCTTGTGAATACACCGGGTGATACAATTCTTTCTGCCATATTATCTCCGTATTATTTAATAAACAATTTAGTTATTACTATTATAAATATAACTAAAAGTTTGAAACCAACAATTAAACTTCAGGTGTTGGAGTTACTGAACCTGTTGACCAAGGTAAGTCTCCTTCTCCTATTTCTTCAGTAGCATCATCAACTTCATCAATCTTATTTTGGATTTGTTCTGAGATGTGGTCCCAGTATCCTGATGATGGATGTGTTACTGAAGCTGAAGCCCATCCTGCTACTAACTCTTCAGTTAATTCTCCGAAAGCTACAAATTCATCAGCTGAACCCGAATCAAAATCAATTGGAGTTGCTCCTATAAATCTACCTTCAGTACCAGTAGTACCTTCAGTTCCAGTACATGTCCATCTAACGTGTAAAATTACGTTATCGTAAGAACCTACTGTTTTTTTAGTCATTTGGGTTACACCCCAAGAATAAGTTACTGCCATTTTATTTTCCTTTTTATATATATAAGTATATAGGTTGTTCCCCAAACGGAAAACAATCACCTATAAATATAACTAATTTTAGTTAAACACAAATATTAAGATATACTTCCAGATGTTTCTACAAAACTACTTGATACTTCTGACCAAATCGTTTGAATAAATGTAGATTCACTTACATACAAATGTGCTTCATTATCAAATTGATAAAAAGTACTTGTATGATTTCTGTTAATCTCCACCCCATCTTCAATAAATGATATTCTTTTTATTACCTCAAGATGTGGTGTATTGACATTAATTTCTAATTTGTTTAAAACTATTTCTTTTTCTATTGCCATTTTATTATTTGTTTAATAATTCTTTCATCATCTCTTTCATTTCTGAGAGTTCTGATTTTAAATATTCAATTTCTTCTTTTTGTGATTTAACTATATCGTTTTGTTCATTCACTGCGTTAATTAATAAAGGAGTTAACTTATCATATTGAATTGTCATATAATCATACCCCAATTGTTCTGCAAGAGGTGCTGGTTTAACAATCTCAGGAAGAACTTCTTTAACATCTTGTGCGGATACACCTATTTGTAGTTCAGTTCCTTCATATCCAATTGCATTAGCTTCTTTATTATTTCTATAATAGAAACCATTTAATTTACCAATTTTATCAAGAGCATTTTCAATATCACCTTCCTTATCCTTCAATCTCATATCAGAATAGTAAGCGATTATATCAGATGATGAACGCATTGAACCAATAACATATGCACCATATGATTCAGTTCTTATTTTTTCAGCACCATTATAGTATAATCTTACTCTATCGTTTCGATAGTTAAGCATGTGCCATTCGTTATTTACATCATTGTAAATACCATTAGCAGAACTCATATCGTGCATAAACACAATTCTACCACCAA